CCACTGTAGTATTATGGTATTTAGCCACTTTTTCATATAGTTCATTAACAAGTTTTTGAGTTGAGTTCATAATTTCCATACTATGTTAAAGGATTCATGTGATCAATATACACCATACTAAAAAAATGTCAATCAAAAAATTGACATTTCTTTTGTTTTTACTGATGAATTGATTTCCGACCAGATGGATAAACATCTTTGCTGAACTCTGTATCTTCGGCGGCATCAGGTGTATCCCAATTTCGAATCATTTTCATTCCATAGTTGTCGACTTTATTCTTAATCTCTACATCTTTTCGCAAGATGATAGGATTTTGTCGAGCAGGAAAACCATCCTGTGTCATAATAGCATCAAGATCAACATGGTGGTGGACACGACCATAGCGTTCTTGAAGTGTTACCACATCAGGATGCATTTCGACAAGCATCTGGGATTTCTTGAGTGATGCATCTTCCTCATAGTTATTATAGATTTCAGATGTGTTACCACCTTTAACCGTACCAGTACGAAGTTTACCACATAGGAATGAGTAGAACAGCATGGTAGCAAGACCACGTTTCAGAACACGGATAGACAAATCAACGTCTTCATTGTATCTGCCACGCCATTTCTCTGGGCAATCATTATCAATTAGGAAACAAGACATAATACGAGTGTTTAACATATATGGAGGATATGGGTAATCATCAATACAGAAGAACTTATATTGGAATCCAGCCAATGCAATGTTTTCGTAACGATCTACAAAGTCTTCAGCCGCTCTAAAGATAGCAGATCCAGTTTCTACACGGTAGCGCTTATTATTATGGAAGCGCCAAAATTCAGAAATGTTATCATCCATAAGCCAATGACGTTTGTGACCATTTGCTTGTGAATGTTCCCAACACCAATTCCGAGCAGGACCAGAACCTTTGCCATGATTACTGAATGGTAGTTTCAATACTTTCTTTGGATCAATGACAGCGGTATAGTTATCATATTCTTGAGGTTCGACCGCAATGAAGTAAGGCACGCCCATCTTTTCAAGTGCTTTACTGGTGTGTCGAGTTTCCCACCGACCTTTGGAAATAATATAAATTGGATAACGAGTATCAAACATCTTCTACATACCTATTTGTGCTATTCAGTTCACGTTCTTTTTCAGGATACACAACGACATTTGTTTTTTCAGTCAGACCATATCCAAATTTTTCAGCAAATGCATTCCTATCTTCCATAGTCTTAAACTTAATTGAAAGTTGTTTCCATGGTTCTAGATTTTTAGTAGTATATGAAGGCATACCTGCGGCATACCATTGACGATATGGATCACGCCAATCATTCTGTAGTTCTTCTACTGTATCAACGGTAATCATTTAATTGGTCTCCAAAAAATGCCAAAATGCCCAAGTCTTCTTCAACTTCATAAACCATAGACTTTAGTTTAGGGACAGGAGGTTTTCCAAGTTTATTCATAAATTCAACATAGTCTTCAAATGAATAAAAGTTAACAAACAATGTTTGCCATTGCTCGGGAAAGTCTTTGTCAACAGGTTTTGGTTTAATTGAAAGTTTCTGTTCTGATTCTTCACCAATGAACTGTGTCAAATCTGGCTGGAATCGGTCTTCTGCAACATAATCAACCATATCATCATAGTCAGCAGATGTATCTCTAATCTCACTCATTCTGGAATACCTTTATATCTATTCTCAAGTTCATACACACGACGACGCAGACCAGAGCTACTGAAACGATGATCTCTTTTATTAAAGTAAAGATCAATGCCACGTTTCTGGCATATGTCCTTGCCAGTGAAGTCCTTGTCTTTATATTCATCACCCATCACACGTACATTTATATCATACATAGATAGAATGTCAACCAAATCTTCTTCGGTTTCGTAACATACTATTTCGTCCACATATTTTACAGCAGACAATTGTATATAGCGTTCTACTAAAGTCTGTACTGGTTTATTTTTTTCTGGTCTATCAACTGATGGATTAACCTGAAGAGCACAGATCAGGTAGTCACACTGTGTTTTTGCTTCACGAAGCATTGAAACATGTCCAGCATGAAGTAGATCAAAAGTAGAGGCAGTGAGTCCTGTTTTCATTATGCTACCATCCTTGAAAAGTTTTGATGTTTTTCAAACTTAATAATGTTGTCAAACTTATCATACAATTGATCACCTTTATGACTAATAATAAACACATTTGAGTCGCTTGTCAACTCATTAATGATCTTTAAGAACTCTTCAGTGCCTGCATTATCCAGAGAACTATCCATAATCTCATCCATAATCAGAATATTTGTAGTTACAGAGTTCCGTAGTTTTGACACAGCACGCCAGGTGAATAGAAGTGCAAGGTCAATTCGTAGTTTTTCGCCTTCAGAAAATGAACCATATGAAAACACATCACGGAATCTTGATTTGATTGTCTCTTCAAAGTTTTCATTTAATTCAAATTGCACAAAGAAGTCCATAGCAGACAGATACTTGTTAATCAGTTTGTTCATCACAGGTACATACTGTTTGATGATACGAGTCTTGATACCACCATCTTTAAGCATTGACCCAACAATTGATAGTGTTTCGCGATCTTGTGATAGTTCGGATTGTTTGGTGTGACATAAACCAAGTTGAATTTGTAAGTCTTCAATCTTACTCATATCAATTGCTTCTACTTCTTCTTCAGCACTTTCAAGTTCGGCTTTTAGACCTTTTAGTACTGACATGGCCAATTTGACATTAGCTCTATGTTCAGATGCATTAAGATTTGCAGCTGCAATTTCACTCTTTACAGATTCAATTTCTTTAAGTCTGGTTTGAAACTTTTCAATTTTAATCGTAAGTTCTGATTGACCATCACTGATTTGACTCACTTTAATTCGGTGATCAGTAATTGTTCCATCTTTAAACTCATGATCAATACCTTGTTTACAAGTCGGGCAATTGTCATGGTTTTCATAGAATAAAACTTCTTTTAACAATTGTGATTGTTTTGTATTTAGTTTATTTACTACATCAACAACATTTGAAAGTTTTTGCTTTACATCAGCTTCATCGGTAATGGTTGTTAATAATGCATCAATCGTAGCGTTGACAGATTCAATTTGTATATTTTGATCCTCAATATAAGTCACACGATCTTTTACTTTTTCCTTGATCTTTGAAACTTCTGTTTCCTTGATCTTACGGATAGATTCATTATGACTCTTAGCAGACTCAATGTTATTGTTTAATAATTCAATCTTATATTTAATGTCAGTAATATCAGTTTTGTTATTGTTGATCTTATCCTTAAGCAAAATATTCATAGTACTAAAGATCTGAATGTCAAGAAGGTCTTCAATAATTTCTCTACGATGTTGTGATGGTAACTGCATGAATGGAACAAATGTTGAACTGCCAAGCACAACGACTTGACCAAATGACTTGAAGTTCATTTTTAAAATGTTCTGTTCAAGATATACTTGATAGTCACGTGATGCTGCATCCTGATTGAGCAGTTCACCATTCTTCCAAATCTCAAAGATATTTGGTTTCATACCACGCTTGATAAGATATTTGTTAGTACTAATATCAAATGATACTTCAACTTCAAGTGCCTTCTGATTGATTGAATTCATCAACTGTGGCTTATTGATCTTACGGAATGGTTTACCATACAGAGCAAAACAAATTGCATCAAGCATAGTTGATTTACCGGCGCCGTTCTCACCAATAATCAGAGTCGACTTATTCTTGTCTAGTTGGATTTCAGTCCAGTTATTACCGGTTGAAAGTATGTTTTTATACTTGACATAATTAAAATGGATGCTCACTTATCAGTATCTTTCTTTTTACGTTCTAAGGTATTATGCAATATATATGCTGCTTGAGTCATTGATGCATACCAATTAATGTGGCCATCATGATGTTGCACACCATATTCCATCTCACCATCTTCACCTTGACGTTCAACAAGTTCAATTTTCATAGATTAATAGCCTCAGTATATAGTTCACGCAGAAAATGTTCTACTCGTTTTTTATCACCACGGAACTCAATTGTATCCACATACTTATTTAGTAATTTCAATATATCATAATCCCCATAAAATGTCAACAAAATCTTTTTATATAAATAAAAGTGTAGATCACGATGCGTCAACATCTATCTACTCTAGACGAAACAATGGAGTTCCAAAATGTCCAGCAATATTATTTATCATAAGCATCATATTATACCTAAACATGCAGGTGGATCAAATGATCCTTCTAATCTTGCTATTCTCACTATAGAAGAGCATTCTGAAGCGCATCGCATACTTTATGAGAAATATGGTTTGTGGCAAGATAAATGTGCATGGCTAGCATTATCAAAACAAATAACAAATGCAGATGCAACAAAATATGCACAACGTATGGGTAGATTAAATAAACCTATGTCAGAAGAAACAAAAGAAAAAATACGGTTAGTACATTTAGGTAAAAGTGAATCACAAGAATCAATTGAGAAAAGAAGACAGTCTAATACAGGCAAAAAAAGAGCTATTAGATCAGAAGAATGGTGTAATAATATATCTAAAGGGAAAAAAGGAAAATCTATAAAAGGTACATCTCATACAAATGAGACAAAAGAAAAGATAAGTATGGCAAAAAAGGGACAATCATATAATAAAGGTAGAGTATTTTCCAAAATATGTTGTCCTTTATGTCAAAAAGAAGTATCTTTTAATAGACTTTCAGTTCATCAACAATCAAAAACTTGTTCAAAGGTTCATAACTTCGGTATATAATTCCCGCAAACACTTTTCGATTCTGGCTTTATCACCTCTAAATTCAATATTATCTAAATATTTTGACATTATAGTTAAAGTGTCCTGTGCTTCGTCGACTAACCCATCTTCCTCTACCAAATCCAAATTAAGATGATCATCAATAATTTTGATGTCAACTGCACCAGACTTTTGAAGTTTATCAATGAACAGATCAAAGATATATGGGTTATTCTTATTATGTACTATAACCTTAATGTATGATCCTGTCAACTCTGAAGTGTTCAGATTTGCAATATCCTCAATTGTCATATCATTATCAGAGTAATCAATCTTATGGAACATTGAGTATGGGTTTCGGATGAATTCAAGTTCACATGTTTCTGTATCAAAGATGTGGAATCCACGTTCATCACCATAGTCATTCCAATTCATTTCATAAGGTGCGCCAAGATATGCAATATTCTTATGTGTTGACTTGTGATGAAAGTGTCCAGAACATACAAGATCAAACTTAGAGAATAGATCAACCTTTTGACCATGATCACAGATTGCACCACGATGCATTTCAAAACCTTCAATTTCAAAATGACCCATCAACACACGAGCATTAGTTTCAGCAATTGCTTTCATTGACTCATCGTAATTCTCATCACAAATCCATGGGCAGAATAGGATTTTTTGACCATCATAAACCAACTCGACTGGTTTATCCCAATGTACGTGAAATGATGTTGGATCAATATCTGCAAATAATTCATTCAGACTGTTGACTGAGTTTGTGTTCTTATAGAAACAATCATGGTTACCAACAACAACATTTACTGCAATATGTTCTTTTAACAGTGGAAGGATAAAATTGTCTTTGACATTCTTGAGTGTCACATAGTTTACATACTTGCGCCGATCCATAAGATCACCAAGGTGCATTACTTCTGTAATTCCATTCTCTTTCAAGTATGGAAGAAAAACATCATAAAAGAACTTGTTTTGGAAATTTGCAACTACAGCGGCGTCATTCCTTACTCCGTAATGTGAATCAGTTATTAAAGCAATTTTCATACTTAATCCTCAATAAATTCTTCCAAACCTTGTTTCTTAGGTTTGATCACTTTTCGTTTTTCAATACTTGCTTCATAATTTGTTACAAAGTTATTCATATATGAGTTATTTAGATCAATATATGCAGCATCGCCTGAGTCGCCATCATTCTTATCCATTGCAGTACCATGGATGACTGAGTTCTCAATGACTTTGTGTTTAATGTATAGTTGCTTTTTCTCTTTTTCAATCCGACGAAGAAATGCAAACCAAATGATCTGTGTGAAATATGCAAATGGATTGCTAGATTTGTCTGGATCAAAGTTACCGAGTGCTTGAATTGCATTCTCAAGACCATCACTGATCATATCATCTTTATAACTATAACCAGAGAAGTTTGGTCTTGAAGCCAGACGTGTGGAGATTTTATATAGACACTCACCAATATATCTTGGAATTCTTGGTAACTCATCCGCAGAGTTTTCCGCCTCAGTACATAATTTTTTGTAATCCGTAACGGCTTTTAAAAATTCCGCATTATTAATATAATTCACTTTTGCCATAATAGCTCCTTCTATACTCAATATAACACAACTATTAGTTATGTCAATCACTTTTTTCCTTAGGCATTGCTCTTTTTGGTTGACATCATCTGGTAGCGTGTTATAATGAATTATGGATTCAAATAATATTAATGTTTAATACTTGTTTTGGATTCAATCATGGCAGAGAATATATTCTCTAGACTATCAATGTCTGATTCTAAATCAAGTGACATATCATTCTTTGTAACGTAATCAACATACCATTCAATTGAGTCTTCATTTGCACCAGTGATAAAGAATATATCAGTCTTTTGGATTGAAACTTCATCTTCACTGGAATAATACATCCAATTCTTAGCATAAATTCCAGTGTTAAGTTCTGATATTAATTTAATTGGTGCTTTTAATTTAACAAATGAGGTGTTTGTATGATCTTCAACAAGTTGTGCTATAAGATCTTCACCATTCTTAAGTTTAATATTCATAATATCCATCAGTATTATTCCTTAAGGTCTATATTATATAGCTTAAACTCAAACCCTTCATCTGTATAGATTCTAACACGTTCCATAAAATGTTGAATTGCAAAGTTTTTATATGTCTTATACTGTAAATCATCTACAATATCATAGAGTGTTGCTTTGTCTTTTCCATTACCACGTCGTAACACACGACCTATGCTTTGAAGATTGCGGATTTTACCTTTTGAAGGAGATGCAAAAATAATATTGTCAAGACGCTTAATGTTGACACCAGTACTAAAAGTGCCATAACTGGCAAGGATAATATTATCACCACTAGATTCAACAATGCCACGTATAGACTCTCGAATCTCAGCATCAACTCCTCCATGAACGAAATGGACTCGTTTTTCGGCATGATGCAAAAGAGGCTCAAGCACCTTACCATGTTTCTCAACAAACTGAAATAGAATGAGGGTATTGCCTTTAAGGTTCCAAGACAAATTTCTAATATACTTGTTTCTGGCTTCATTTCGTACGATCCAATCTATTTCATCCTGATATGATTTATTCTTATTTATCTTTCGTGTAGCATCAGAATACCCAAGTACAATAGCCTTGATGTCAAACTCTGCCAATGTTTTATCATCAATAAGTTTCTTTGTGCTTGTGACTTGAAATACCTGACCAAACAGACCTTCAAGGACTAATTTGTGAGTCTGTGTATCATCTAGAGTACCAGTGAATCCATATCTGTATTTGATATTAGGTGCTTTTTCCATAATCCCAGTCAATGATTTTGCTTTTGCGAGGTGTGCTTCGTCGACAATGACAACATCAAATTGATCAAACCATGTTTTTGGCATCTTATAGATGGACTGCCAAGTTGTTACACAGTAAGGTGACTTTGATGCTTTGTCAACACCAGCCATAATTCTATGAATGTCTAAGTCTTTACCTCTATTGTAATCTATAAAATCAGATGACATTTGGTGCACAAGAGATGTCGTAGGAACAATAACAAGGACTCTACGATCTTGCTCGACATGGAATCGTGATAGAATGTAGATGATGAAGGATTTACCAGAAGCGGTTGGTGATAATAGTAACCCACGGTTATTTCTTAATGCATGTACAATAGCATTATTCTGATATTCTCTTGGCTCAAATTTACAATCAAACTCTTTTGACAATTTAAAACCATAATTATCATCAATCTTATTTAATGGCCATACATCCTTTGATGCAAGTTCAATATCATATTCATGAGTCTTACAAAACTTAGCAATCTGTGGAATTAATCCAGCATAAATGAGTCCAGTCATTGGATTGAGAAGTCGAATTTTTCCATCCCAAACTTTGTTCCGCACAGCCGGCATGAACTTAGCACCTGGAACTTCAAATGTAAAGTAAGCAGACATTTCCATCTTTGTTGATGGATCTGCCACTACCTTTACAAATACTTCATTCACTTTCTCAATAACAACTTTTTCCATTATGCACCTGTTCTAAACTTCTCCCAGTCAATGATATTCTTGAGGATAAAGTTACGATTGTTGATTTGTTTGATAATTGATTCTAGATATTCTACTACTGCTTCCTGAAGTCCAATCTTTAAAGACATATTAATTACATCTTTATCAGATTCAAGATACATTGGAATATCGGCACGGAGAATCTTAAGCGGTTGTTGTGGCCAACCATATTCTTTTAACTCTGTACTATCTAAAGTACCATTATAATAATCAGTCTTGAGTTTGGTGAGTACCTTATAATCAGATTTAAGTTTTTTGAGTCTTAAACCTTCTTCAGAATACCATCTAAAGTATTTGTTGTGAAGTTTTGGAATGTCTGCAGAGTTTCTAGATATGTCTGCAATATCAATAGCGCCGTCTTTAGCCCATTCATTATATAGATCTTCAAGTTTCATGTCATTCTCCTATGGTATATGCAGCCAATTGCTATTATACACTATAAAAGATCAAATGTCAACAATTTCAAATGTAGTATATTTAAAACCAACTGTTGTTGTTAAATATTCTGTGGTACTGTTTGTTGTTGCCATCTGAATACTTGATATTGAAACTGGGAATAGATCAGAGAATTTAAACTCAATAGTAGCGTTACCTTTACTATTTAAAACAATAAGTGATCCATCTGAAAAGACACCACCTTCTGTTTGTAATCCTTGGTATTGTTCAAAATTATTGGGTGATGTCATTCCAGACATCCAATTATAAATTTCTTTATAACCAATAAGATTTTCATCAATTGCCATTGTTATCATTAACTCATCATATAATAATTTGTTGCCAGGTCTATTGATTTGTGCAAATGGAGTTGCTTGTACTGTTGTATCAATATTTAATCCTGGGATATTAGCACCTTGAACAAAGAATTCAACATTTGGAAGACGCTTAATTGTAAAGTCAAAATTCTTAGCGTTAAAAAAATTCTGTATCATATAAGTAACCTTTGTTTGTCATACATATCTATTTATAGACATAAAAAAAGAGGCGCCAAAAAGGCGCCTCTAAGGTGTTCCAATAATTTATTGGACTTATTAAAGAATGTTGGTAACCGAAATACGACGGTAATATTCGTTGGTGTTTGCAGTAAGAGCACCCTGAGTAGTTGCAGAGGTACCATCAGCAAATGGGTTTGAAACCATACCGTAACGAGTCTTAAAGCCGATTTTTGGTTGGAAGTCAGACTCACCAACTGCACGAACCATTTGTAGCGGAACGTATGGGCAATAGAATAGACCTGCGTCGAATGCAGATGCACCCTTATAACCAACAACAGCATAGTTACCACCAGCATATGGGTCAATATATACTTTGTACTTACCGTTTAGAACACCAGCAAAAGTATTACCAGTATCGTCGATACCTAGGTTGTTTGCAAGTGCTGGGGTATAGTCAAGAACACCAGCCATTTGAAGTGCAGAAGCAACATCAGATGAACAGATGATTACGTTACCACGACCACGGCGAGTAGACTTAGCAATCTGGTTAGCTTCACGCTCAATTTGGAACATCAAACCCTTGAACTTTTCAACTGACCAACGGCCGTTTGAGTCAACATCAAGGTCAAACACACCAGCAGTTGTAACACCTGAGTTAGCACCACGAACAGCTGTGTTATAAACTGTGCGAACAACTTCACGGTTGATCTCTGCAAGGATCTCAGCCTGTAGGATGTTTGCAAGTTCTGTTTCAGCATCAAGACCGTGGATAGCTTTCAAGTCTTGTGCAAGTTCAGTTGTGTATTCTGCTTTCAATGCACGTGTTTTTGCAGTTACAGAAACTTTTTCTAGTGAGAAGCCCATTTGTGCAAAAGCGGTATTTGCTTCAGTAGAAGCAGTTGTCATACCTGTACCAGTGTTTGCAGTGTTTGCAGTACCAGTTGTACCAGCAAATGTACCGGCACCTGAGTAGT